GTTGTTTGGCTGACCAGCAGAACCACCTATTGTTAATCCACTAGAACTTGTTAAACTTTTTATCAAGTTACCTCCAACTTCGTCTTTTATTTTCATTCTAGCTGTAAAACCAGTTAAGTCAACAACTGTTGTTCCATCACTTTGAAACATTGTTATAGTTTTTCTAAATGTAGCACCTTGATCGCATAACAAATTGTGTATACCTGCGTTGCTCATTTTTCATTTTTCTTTTTACTTTTCTTTTTTGTTTCTTTTTCAACTGGTTCTGCTTCCCAAGTTGGCTCATGCTTTACTTCCATAGCTATATTAGAGTCTATGAAAGCCTGTGCTATTTTGATTTGCCAGTCTTGAGACATATCAAATATTTCATCTTTCCTATAGTTTAAATCTACAGTTCCCTCTTTATTACCTGATGCAACTGTACTTATCAACATTTTTATCTGCATAATTAACTCCTATAAATATAGTGGGGGATATATCCCCCACTAACAAAAAATTTAAGAAACTGGATTGTTTCTTGCATGACCTTTAATCACTGAAACTGACAATGGCGTAGCTGTGCCATGTGTTCCAGAGAAGTTTGCCACTGCTCTGATATATCTTTTACCACCGATATAACCAACACTAGCTATTGATGGTGCTTCTCCATTTGCATCAAATGTAGCAATTACTCCATTTGAATCTGGTGTTGCACCGATTACATCAGCTGATGATGTTACATCAGTATAAGTTGCATCGTCGTCAGAATGCTCTAACTCGATTTCAATCTTATTTGTTGTAGATAAAGTTATTCCTTCAGCACCCATATCAATTACGATTGTAGCAGATTCAAAACCTTGTAAGTCTATACCTGTTCCATTCGCATCTGCGTCTCTTGCAGCTGGTGCTAAGGATTGAGCAACTCCAATATTATTTTTCATATCTTCCATTGTACTATCCTCCTATGCACTTACTGTTTGAGTTTTGATTGCTTCAGCTAAAATAACTTGACCACCTATTCTCTTTCTTGCGACATATCTAACATTACCTGCAGTTGCTTGAGTAAATGGATCCCTTAAGATCGCTAAATTTACTCTGTCAACAATCATGTAACCTCTTCTAAAGTCACCGAAAGCGATTGGCTTGTTACCTGCACCCACTGATGGCATATCAGTTGCTTGAATATATGGAGCACCTAAAATAGTTGCTACCATACCACCTGATAATTGGTTTCCAGCTTGGAACACATAATCGTTACCAGCAGTTTTTAACTTTCTGATAGCAGATAGTGTGCTTCTAGAGAAAACAAATACACCATTTGATGCATATTCTGCTTTTGGCTCATGATAAAGTGAGATTAAACCATCTGCTGTTAATGCAGTACCATTGCCTGAATTAACTGTGCCGACTGAAGAATTACTTAAAAATCCTTCTGGTTTACCTACTGCGTTACCACTTACAAATGCAGTTCCTTCAGCTTTTGCAAATTGTTCTCCGAACTCAGTTGACATTTCTTGCTCAAGATTGAAAACAGAATCTTCTAACTCTTGCTCTGAAATATCTACTAACGCATATAACTCGTGAGTTGGTATTTCTTCTAGACCAGTTGCATAACCAGTAGTCTCTGAACGAGTACCCTGCTCTGCTACAAATACAGCACTGAACTGACCTGTTCTCTTTGGTATTTGTATTGATCTGTTAGTTGTACTTCTAACTCTTGAGATTCCACGGATTGGAGATAACTCAGTTATTGTTTTTAACAGCTCAGTAACATACTCAGGTGGAGCTAAATATCCACCAGCAGTATCATTAGATGCTGTTAAGACTTTTAGTTCGTTTGGAGCCACGCCATCTTTACCTTTTCTCAAATAGTTTTCGAAAGCAACTTTGTGTTCATTAACTTTGGTCGCATCGTCTTTTGATGATAAAGGTCTAGACAACATTTTTTCTAAACGAGCTATCTTTTCGTCTTGCTCTTTCGTTGCTAAATTTGCTTTTGTTACTTCCTGATTAATCTCTTCAATCTTATCAAGATCAACCTCAATACGATCTAATTTTTCATCAGTAATAACATCCGCAGATCCTTTAGCTTCGATTTGTGCAAGTCTTTCATCGTTAGTTTGTTTGAACTCTTCAAAAGTTCTGCCAAGACTATCGATAGCTTCTTTGACTTGTTCATTTACAGCCATTTTATCCTCCTTGGATTTAGTTTGTTGTTAAGACTTTCTTTACTTTTTCTATTGATTCTAATACATCACCAAAGTCGTTTGCAACCTCTCGTTGCTCTAAAGACTCAACAAGTGCTTTAGCACCTGCCTTGGCTTCCATTCGTGATAAATCTCCTACATCCCGCAGTAAAACTTCCCACTCACGAACAGTCCTATCCGCACCCTTTACCTGATGAACAATAGCTCTATCATTCATCGGAAAGGTTACGAGGGAAACTTCCATTAAGTCAACATCCTTTAAATATCTTCTTCTCTTTCTTTCATCATAAGATTGAGATTTAGGATCTGCCTTAAAACCTATTGACATAGCATCAAGTGCACCTAACTTCATAAGCTCGTAAACTTCACGACCTTTTTGTGTGCCCATAGCTAATTGACCTTTTACATATAAACCATTTTCATCTTCTCTCATACTTTTGAACACTCCTATTGGTTCATCTGTACGATGTTGATATAAAAGTTTTACTTTGTTATAAGGTCTTCTTCGTAAACTTTTTCTAAAAGCACCAAGTACGACAACATCATTGCCTTTGTCTACATTACCAAAAGTTGAAGCATATCCTTCAAACTCTCCGTCTTCGTCACCTTCTGCTTTTATTTCACATTCATAAACTTGTCTTTGTCCTTTGTCGCTTATGCTTTGGTCAACCCAAGATGTTTCATTTAACTCATCATAATCTTTTACATCTTCACAACCACAGTCATGTTCACCACCACAGCCACAATCTTCTTTTTTATCTTTTGGTTTCTTTCTCATGCCACCATACTTTTCATCGTCTTTATCTTTTGATACAGCATCCATATAGTCTTGGTGAGTCTTACAGGGCATGAATACTTTTCCCTTTGGTGTATCTTGAGTATGAATACCAGAACAGCCTATCTCTTTTGCTCTTGCTGCTGCTTCTCCTGGATTATTATACTTGTCTTTACCTACTTCTTCTTTCCTTTTATTTTTATCTTTGTCCTTGTCTTTATCTTTTGGCTTCTTGTGATACTTTTCGTCCATACTCTTTCCTCCTTCAAATAATGAGTTGCAAACTGCAAGTCTTTGCTTTGTGTTCGGATACTCTTCTTTTGATTTGGAATCGGACATGCATCTGCTTATAAAATCACTCTGTTTTTCTTTTGCTCTTGGCTTAACCAAAGGCATTGTATATTACTAAAATTATTATTAAAATTAAAGCACCAACGACAATCTTGCCTTTTTTGCTTAATGTGTCGTTCCAAAAACTCCACACTTTATTCCACATATCAAACATTTTAACCTCCAAAGTCTGGTTCGGGCACATTGACAACAAATGTACACCTACAATTAACGACTTGTTGTGCTGGTCCTGATGGGTCTCCTGGATATTTTAAAGGAGCACCACCAACTATAAAGTCTGCATCTTGATCGACAACTTGACCATTAGCAGCACTGTGGTCGTCTCTTGTTCGAGCATCATTGACAGCAACCCACTCCTTTTGTGTGTTAGGAATGTTAGCAACACTCAAGCTAGTAAAGTTTGCATAGTTAGCAGCTTGATGTGTTTCGGTTCTTGCGATTAATACTGCTCTGGTTATAGAACTAATTTCAGTTAGCTCTGTGATTCTTCTGGCAGTTTGATAAACATCAAGTCCATCTATTTGAGCTTGATTAATTGCCATTTTTATATCTGCCATAGTAGCAGCTGATATATTACTAACCTTTTCTGCAGCAGAAGTAAATAGGAAATTTTCAAAATCACGATCAAAATCGTCTTCATACTCTTTTCGTTCTGCTTGTGTTATTTGACGCAAAGAAGACAGTATTCTAGCTCTAAATGTGTCTGTTACTACTTTCCAATGGCTAAAAA